TTGAACTGGACGGAACCGGGTACTATGCACCGATTGAGATTCAGGACGCGCCGCCGAGAATAAGGGCTATTAGAATATGGGGTTATCCGCCTGAAAAGAAACCAGCAATCGGGACGGTCAAAGAAAACGCGATTCACCCGCAGGCGACGGACGCGGACCGGGTTTTGCGGACGATAGAAAACTACCCCTTGACGGTTGAGGACGTGGAGATTTACGCCCGGTTTTGCGAGGAAACCGGAATACACGGTAAAAATTTGACCGATTTTTTGCGGGAAGCAATCACCGCAAAAAGGAAAAAAGATTCTAACCAACCAGTCGAGCGGGAAAGTGAGGGTCAAAAAATGGAATTCGGAGAATTTCAAGACGTTTGCAAATATATGTCGTTCGGCTACAAAGGCGGTTCAGGGATTCAATTTGAACCGGTATGTAAACGGCCTGACAGAATCCCCCGCGGGCATAGCTGGGGAAAGTGCGTTGAACAGTGTTGCCCATATTTCGGAATCAAGATCGGCCCCGGTGAAATCTACATGAACGGCGAAAAGATCGGAACGTTCGATAAAGCGCGGCTTGTGCTGGACGGTGAAGAGCCGCAAAACGTGGTGAACATAACGATTCCGCGCTTTTAGTAACACTCCATGTCGAGCGGGCGGAGAAAGGGTGGTGAAAAATGGACAAGGGAACCGACGACCGTTGCGAAAAGTGCTTTTGCGTGTCATGCGTGAGGTTCGGAACGTCTGATTGTGCGGACGGGGACGCACATTGCGAGAAATGCAAAAGCGGGCAGGAAATGAAATATTGCCCACGTCGGCCCGGCGCGCGCTTGCCTAACGTGCCGACGGCGGAGGAAATGCGGGCAAGGGATATATATATTCCGCCCCCGCTTCCGCCCGGCTACTGCCCGATAACAAGAATTCGTTGTGAGGGGCCGTACTGCCCGAATTGGACAAATAACCCGGTTGGGTGCAAATTGGACCGCTGGCCGGAAATAAAAATCTAAACAGGAGGTTTTACACGGTGAAAACAATTTCGGTTATCAACCTAAAAGGCGGCGTTGCAAAGACCCTGACCGCCGGAAGCATGGCGCACATTCTGGCGACTATGCACGGCAAGCGGGTTTTGCTGATCGACAACGACAAGCAGGGCAACACGTCAAAGACGTTCGGGGTCCACAGCTACGACGACAAGAGCATTTCGGACGTTCTGACCGCCCGGCGGCTGGACCCGTGGGAGGTTATCAAGAAAACCCGGTTCGATATGATCGACGTAATGCCCGCGAATATGTCCTTGATTCGGGCGAATCTGGAAGTCATGCTGGACACCAGCGCCCGCCCCCAGCAAACCCGGTTGCGCGACGCGCTGACCGCGATTGCGTCGGAAAACTTTTATGATTTCTGCATTATCGACAATGCCCCGGACATAAACATTTCGACCATTAACGCCCTTGTCGCTTCCGACGACGTGATTATTCCGATCAAGATTGACAAATACGCCTTTGACGGGCTGGAAGAGTTGAAAGAGCAGATCGAGGACACCCGCGCCGACTGGAACCCGCGCTTGCGGCTTGCCGGTTGCCTGATTACCTGTTTTCAGCGGACCGACGCGGACCGGCAAGGGGAAGAATGGTTGCGGAGCCAGCCGGAATACCCGGTTTTCGATACACATATTCGGTATTCCGAAAAGGTGGCGGAAAGCACGTTTTCCGAATCCCCTATTGCCGAATACAGCCGCCGGAGCGGGGCCGCAATGGATTATGTCGCGTTCGTGCGGGAGTATTTGGAGAGGGGGAAGAAATGATGAAAATTTACCCCGAAATAAAGAAAATCGCCGGAAAGAACGAAGCAATAAAGCGTTTGGGCGAAAAACTTTCAGAAAAGATTGATTGCGATGGCCTGTTTTGGGAAAACGCCTATTTCGTGACAGGGTGCAAAGAACGCGGCGGTCATATTTACAAGGACGGAAAGCGGCTGGACAAGGACGGGCTGGTTGACGACGAATATTATTGCACGCAGTACACCGGATATTGTGAAGATGATTACCACGGGACACTGTATTTCAAAACGAACGTACCGGGACAGTTTGTAGCGGTCCCGTTCGAGTGCTGATAACTTGTCCGATTCGGACAAAACAGAAAGGGGCGTACATCGTGGGAAAGTTTAATCTGAATCAGATTTTGAACGACGCTTCAAAGCGGGCCGCGCCCGGCGGCGGAGGGCAGCCCGCCCCCGCCCGCCCCGCGGCGGCGATTGAGCGGTTGAGCGTGTTTGACCTTGTACCGTCGGAAGATAACTTTTATTCCATGAACGACATTGAAGAACTGAAAAGCAAGATCGAACTTGCCGGGAAAGTGCTTCAAAACTTCATCGTCGTTCCTTTGGGCGGCGGGAAATACAAGGTCATTTCGGGACACCGACGGCGCGCCGCCTGTCTTTCCCTTGTGGAAGATGGGAAACCGGAATTCGAGTTTGTGCCGTGTACCATTGAAGCCGACGAAGAGGACGCGGAGGTTCAGGCAATCAGGGAAGAAATTATGCTGATTGCCGCGAATTCACAGCGGGAAAAAACGGCGTGGGACAAGATCGAGGAAGCCCGCCGAACCCGCGCGCTTTTGGAGAAAATCAAGGCACAAGAGAAATTGCCCGGCGATATGCGGAAGCTGGTTGCACAGACCTTAAACACCAGCCCGGCGCAAATCGGGCGGTTCGACGCGATCACCCGGAATCTTTGTCCGGCGTTTATGGACGAACTGAAAGCGGACCGCCTGAATATTTCGACCGCGTATGAATTGTCTGGCCTTTCGGCGGAAGATCAGGCCGCGGCGTTTGAGGAATACCGGGAAACCGGGGAAATTTCGATCAAGGCCGCAAGGGAGCGGAAGCAGGACCCGCCGCCCGCGGCGGAGGTACAGACGGAGGGGAAAAACCGCCCGGCGGAGGAAGAACAGCAGGAACCCCCACGGGCCGCGCCACAGACCGCCACAGAGCCGCCGAAAGAGGAACAGCGGGAAGAAGTGCCACCCACGCCGGAAACGCCCGCAGAGGGCCGCACAGAGCCACGGGAACAGCCGAAAGCCGCCGGGCAGGAAGAACCGCAAGCCCCCTCTTCCCCGCCGCCTACGGACGCGGAAAAGAGAAAACGGGAAGCGGAGGAAATCGCGCGGACCATTGAACAGTTGGAGGGGTTGCGTTGCTATTGTGAGGGAATGGCGGAAAGCGACGAAAGCGGTTCGCACGTATGGGCGCTGGACGTTGACGCGCTGGAATTTGCCATTTCCCGCCTGAAACAGTGAGGGCCGCGCCAATGGACAATGAAACAATGGCGATTTTTTACGGTTTCACGGAAGAGGAAGCGGAAGCGATACAGAAAGCCGCGCGGATTTGGGCGGAGCGGGTGAAACATCACATTGAAGAAGTGATCGAAGCGGTTTTGCATATTCTTTCGGCGGGTTCGTCCGAATTTGAAAAGCTGGAGGACCTACGGAAAGAGTTGGAGGAAATCGGGAGAGAGAGCCGCGTCCGGCGGCGGAAGATGGAGCGGAGCCGGGCGCGGGCCATAGAACAGCGATACCGGGCGGAGATTCACCGGTTCGAGCGGGAACGGTTTTACAAGCGGATATTTAAGCCGCCCTAAAAGGGGAAATCGGAGGAATAGCAATGAAACGCGGAAAAGTAATTTCGATCTTGCGTTTTTTCAGCACGATTGACAGGGAAATTCAAATGAACAACGCGACCATTCAAGACCTGAACGACCGATATTACATAACGGTGGGCGCGGTCAATATGGACGGGTTGCCGCACGGAAAAGGCGGAGTTTCAAAGCCGGTTGAACGAGTGGTGGAGAATATACCCGAATATGTCCGAAAAAAGATTGCGGGAAAACAACGCCGGAATCGGCGGCTGGAGGAATTGGGAACCGCTATCGGGCGGGAACTGGACCGACTGAATTTCTATGAAAAAGCGGTTGTTTTGTGGTTCTACTTGGACGGCGCAACATGGGAACAGATTTCGGGACGGTTAAATTACAGCCCCCGGCAATGTCGGAATATCCGCGACAAGGCACTTGACCGGCTGGGAAATCAATTTTCGGCGAATAAAACGATTTTTAGATTCAAATTTCCCGAAAAATAAGATTGCCACCCATTGCCTGTTTTTTCTGCTATAATTGCTATTGTGGAAAATTGAAACAACGATTCGGGCGCGTGATTCCCCCGCCGCCCGGCGATCACCGGAAACGGACCTTGCTTTTTGCGAGGTCCGTTTTTGCGTGCGCTTCCGCGGAGCCGTCCAGAACGGAAAATGAAAAACAAACGAAAGGGGGTGCGCGGCGCATGGCAAGAGATCGAAGCCCGGAGCGGGACAAAGCCCGGCAGATTTGGCTTGATTCCGGCGGGAAAATGTCGGCGAAAGAGGTTGCGGAAACCGTCGGCGGCGTGAAGCCTGAACAGGTCCGAAAATGGAAAAGCCTTGATTCATGGGCCGCGGCCCTTGAAGCACAAAAGCCGCCCCGAAAACGCGGCGGACAACCCGGCAATAAGAACGCCGCCGGTTCAGGCGCGCCCGCGGGGAACCGAAACGCTGAAACACACGGCGCATATTCGGCGGTTCGGCTGGAGGACTTGGCCCCGGAACAGCGGGACTATATAGAGAAAATCACGCTGGACACGAAACAGAATATGCTTGCCGAATTGCAGTTGCTCATAGCAAAAGAATTCGACTTGCAAAACAAGATTGCGGAATTGGAAGCGGCGCAGGCCGGAAGCCTTTTCGTTGATCGAGTGGTTGAAGTGAGAACGCCGAAAGGTCAAGAACGGCTGAATCAGCAGCTTGAAAAGCTGGCAAGCCTGCAAGCGGAAGAAGAATCCTTGCGTTGGGACATGGAGATTCAGCAAGGGAAGCCGCCCACAAAGCAACAGCAAAAGCGCCTTGAAAGCCTGCAACGTGAAATTGCGGCCTTGCAGGACACCACAGGAGACAAGGCGCGGGACTTAGAAAAGGCCGCATATATAACGGCAACACAGACAGTCATACAGGCAAGCGCGTTCGACCGGACAATGAAGCTTGAAGCGGAGTTGAACAAGATACACGGACGCATTATAAAACTGCTTGATTCCATAAAGGGTTATGAATTGGAGAGCCGCCGGGTGCGCCTTGAAGAACGCAAATACAACCTTGCAAAGCAAAAGCTATCGGGTGCATACGAAATCGACACAGAAACGGGAGAGATCAACGACGAACAGGACGATTTCAACCCTGAATTGGAGGTTTAGCGGGAAGAAATCGCCGCCCGCCGCGGGTCCTTTCGGCGCTCCTGCAAGGCTTGCGGGTTCGGGACCCCGCCGTTTTTTTAGCCACAAAAATTTTTTGAACGCTTCCGCTCTTTGGGGGCGTTTTTGGCATGGGGGAGGTTATCGAAAACAGGAGCGGAAAGAGGGTGCAGGGCTTGAAACTTTACGACGTGAAAGCGGTTGCCCGGTTTTTGGACGTGTCCGAACGCCGGGTGCGGCAGTTGCGCGACGAAAAAGTGATTGCAGAGGTCCGGCCCGGCCTGTATGACCTGATCGACACGAACCACCGGTATATAAATTACCTACGGAAGCGGAACCCGGAAAGCGAATCGACGGTTGACTATAACACCGAACGCGCCTTGCTGGTGCGGGCAAAGCGGAAAAATGAAGAATACGAATTGCAGTTGAAAGAAAACAAGCTTCACGCGGCGGAGGACATAGAAGCCGTTATGACGGATATGCTTGTAAATTTCAAATCGCGCCTTATGGCGATTCCGTCGAAGCTTGCGCCGGTCCTTTGCAAGAAAACCGACAAAGCAGAGATTTTCGCCTTGCTGAAAGATCACATCGACGAAGCCTTGATGGAACTTTCAGACTTCAAAACAACGTTCGGGGAAAGGGCAAACGATGAAGAAAGCGACGGTTGATCTATTCACGCACATTTTTTCCGTCCTTGCCCCGCCGCCGGACATGACTATTTCGGAATGGGCCGACGAATACCGCCGTCTTTCCTCCGAATCGTCGGCGGAGCCGGGACGCTGGCGAACTTCAAAAGCGCCATACCAGCGGGAAATCATGGACGCGGTTTGCGATATGCGCGTTCAAAAAATCGTCATTATGTCGGCGGCGCAGATTGGGAAAACCGACGCGCTGATTCTAAACCCTATCGGCTACTATATGCACTATGACCCGTCGCCGATCATGGTAATGCAACCGACAATTCAGATGGCGGAAACGTTCAGCAAAGACCGCCTTTCCCCTATGCTACGCGACACGCCGGTTCTACGGGACCGGGTGAACGACAAGAGCCGGAACAGCGGAAACACAATCTTGCAAAAGATTTTTCCGGGCGGTCATGTCACGATGGTGGGCGCAAATTCCCCGTCGTCCCTTGCTTCCCGCCCGATCAGGATTCTGCTGGCGGACGAAATCGACCGATACCCGGCGACCGCAGGCAATGAGGGCGACCCCCTCTTGCTTGCGGGAAAGCGGCTTGCCACCTTTTGGAACAAAAAAGAGGTATGCGTAAGCACGCCGACGGTCAAGGAAACGTCGAGAATAGCCGTCGAGTATGAGCATAGCACACAGGAAGAATGGAACGTGCCTTGTCCGGTATGCGGCGAATTTACGCCGCTGACATGGGGGAATATCCGATTCGACAAGAACAATCTTGACGAAATCGGGCATTGTTGCCCGGCCTGCAAAAAGGTTTCAAGTGAAATCGAGTGGAAAGAGCAATCGCAAAAGGGGAAATTCATTGCAAAATATCCCGACAGAAAGGTTCGGGGCTTTCATTTGAACGCCCTTGCTTCCCTGTTTGTTGAGTGGCGGGAGGTTGTCGAAAAATTCCTAACAGCGAACGAAGAGAAGAAAAAGGGCAATATAGAACTTCTCAAAGCGTGGACAAATACCGAAATGGGGGAAACGTGGGAAGAGGACGGACAGCAGATCGAAACGGACGACCTTTACGCCCGGCGGGAAGAATACGGGTGCGAGGTCCCGGAAGAAGTGCTGGTGCTGACCGCAGGCGTTGACGTGCAGGACGACCGCTTTGAAATTGAGGTTGTCGGCTGGGGCGTTGACAAAGAAAGCTGGGGGATTCGGTATCAGGTCATTTACGGCGATTTGAAGCGCCAGCCCGTATGGAATGAACTGGACACGTTTCTTTCGCAGACTTTCACCACGGCGGACGGGCGACGGTTGAAAATCATTTGCGCGTGCGTCGATTCCGGCGGTCACTTCACGACGAACGTTTACCGGTTCTGTAAGGAGCGGACAGCCCGCCGCGTATTCGCTATTAAGGGCAAGGGCGGCGCGGAGGTCCCCTATTTTGGGAAGCCGTCAACATCAAATATTGTAAAAGCCCCCCTTTTCACGGTGGGCGTTGATACCGGCAAGGCGCTAT